AAACTCAAATTTTGAAAACCCTGTAGCGGGGTCTCTCCAATCCTCCTTCGCATCCGAGTACAAATCAACCTTGACATCCAGCTCAAGCTCACCACTATGTATATGTATCCTTTGTGTTAAAGGATCAAATGTGGCTTTCTCGCCCACAGTTACTCCTCTGGTTCTTCAAAGCCTGGGAACACAGGCGCCTCCGTACGCAGTCTATCATCCCACTCCTCCCACACACTCTTATATCTTCTGACCGCCCTCGGTCTCTTGACAGGCGAGCTACTGCAATCGCAATTCTCACCCACCTTTACCCTACGACAGCCTGTGGTATGGGGAATGTCCCAATTGACTGCGAAGTTCTCCCAGCCCGTGAATAGCTTCTGGTTCTCGAAGTGTTGTTTGAGACCCTCGGGGGCTCCGTTAGCGTCGGAGCCCCCAGTGGCCTCGTTCCTGATCCTAAACAACCAGTAACGCATCTGGCGTCTAGGAAGTTGTCTCCAGTCCAACTTCACCCCCAATTATGGGTTACTGTAGTTCCTCTCGTCCGCGGCGTTCACTGGGAAGTTGAGTCCTGTGGTCTTAGTCACAGTAAACTCGGCGGAGATCCACTCAGCGTCATCAAGACCCATAGCCACGACCACCACATCAAAAGCGGCGTCAGGAGTCTTACCTCCCTCATCATTATTAGTGAAATCGTAGTCAAAGGTGATGTTTGCTTGAGTCACTTCACCAGATATTATACCACCAGCGTTGTCTTGCACCAACCAAGCATCAGCGGTATCAAACTCACCACTAGGAATGCTCTTGTAGTACATCCAATACTTAGCGTCCGCATCGTCCACCAAGTTATCAGAGAATACCATTGTACCAGCTGCCACGAATGGGAACGTCCTCTTTGTACTTACAATGGGAACGTCCTCAAAGTCTAAGCCACCACCACCAACTGTGATGTCATAGAACTCCATGTCATTCTGGTCATTTATATCGTAGTCATCGACAAACACACCAGGCCTAGTGACTAATGTAGGACCTACGAAGTAGACAAGGTCCTTGGCCACGTTACCATAGACAGTTCCATAGCCATCGCCTGATACATCATCGTTGATGTCACCAGTCTTCCTCAGAGACCTCTGTGCAAACTCATAAATCTCTTGCAGAGTACCCTGATAACCACTCACGATCCTATTGTACGCAAACCAGCTGCCACCGATCTCCCTCTCACCACTGAAACTAGTGTGGTCAGCATGTGGAGGGGCGTTAGCGGTATCAACAGTAGCATGGTACCAACGACCAGCATTTTGTGTGACCTCACCACTGAGAGCCGATCCGTCCCAAGCCTTGAACGTCCTACCTACAAGATAATCAATAGTCATACTTGTGTAGGGAGGATTACCGTCGATTGTTGCATCCGAAGCCGCAATGTTAGGATCAAGCTCGTTGAATAGTGGAATACGATAGGTGTCATAGTCCACTGAAGCCCAACCTTGATCTACAATCAGGTTGCCTTCACTATAAGTTTTCCCTTCTATTCTCAGGAACATCTTCAGGAAATCTCTAAAATCAGCCTCACCCGAGAATGATTGATAAGACTCATTAACCTCACCCGTCTTGTCGAAGTTAGTGGTTGTCTGGTCAAAACCTGTTACTTTCTGATAATACGCCTGATCAGCATCGGCATGGAAATCACCGAGAGTTACCAGACAAGGATACTCACCTGCCTTGCCTGTTATTCCAACTTCCCTCCAGCCTCCATCACGAATAAGGTCTCTAGTTTGCTGATCGTAAGGACCCCACTCGTATTGCCACTCAAACTTAAAAGCGGTGATGGCTTTGAGAGGGAACTTGAACTTATTGAGGTTCTCATCATCCATCCATTCCTCTTTACCAAATGAATAGACAGCCTGCATTGTGACACCTGAAGTTTTACCAGGGGAAGCGTCATCCAAGTTGCCAGCAATATCAAGCTGAACGTGCCTCTCCCCTGAATGGAATATTACTTCGGTGCCTTGGTTCAAACTATCAGGATCAACGATTTTCGCCATTTAAGTCTCACCTCCTCTCCATTATGGATTTATGTAAACTCTGTCTTCCACTTGCGAAATAGGAAGTGTTGCATTTTCACTTCCTAAAATTAGATCCTCTATAACTAGTTGTTCATAATCAAGGTGCATCACAAGGATGTCAACAGCGAAGTCACCAGCATAGTTATATTGATATGATACCTCCCCACTATAACTGCCATCTACATTATTAACATGGCGCAGTACATTAGCTGACAGCCCTTCTCCTGATACATAAGTAACTTCCGAACCCTCTTGAATCCCCGTCAGCGTATGAATCTTAGTGCTAATAATATCAACACCATCTCCTGCTAGATCCTCATAACTAGTGGGGTCTGATGTCCCTGAAGCGTTAATCTGTAATTCACCAGAAGATGTATAAAGAATGTCATAGTCGTTACCAGGAAACTCCAGATCAACATAATTGTACTCGCCCGACAAAGGATGCTCTATCGCATGAGGATCATAGACAGCATCGGTATTGGCAATAAACTTGCAATCCTCAATGTCGATGTCAAGATTCCAAAGTAGGGCCGCTCCGTCTGGAATACCTGGAGTATATTCATCCTTAGTTTCCGCAAATATTACGTTTCTTATTATAGGACCACCTACAGGAGCAAACTGACCACAACCAGCTACGACACCCCCATAAAATAGATGGTTAGAATCATCACCCCATACTATTCCACCCAAAAGATTCCTGAATTGAGTACCGTACAGCCGAGTCAGAGAACTTGTGTTATTCCCCCCAAACAAATCAACCGATACCAGTATATCATCGTGACCGACAAAAGTAGTACCCGACCTGCCATTATCTGTCCCGACTATCACTCCATCATCAAAAGTAGTTATGAAGCCTCCCGCGTCCTCGATTATGATTCCAGCATAGTCCTCGGGGTGAGAAATCACCCAGCCACCATCATAGTAGTATTCACTTATGCCAAACTTGACTATAGGAGCAGTGGTTTCCACAAACGAGGCAACGGCACCTTGAGAATCATCACCCCACCAAATCTTCCCATAAACGTAATAAATTCCTTCTCTCTCTTGTATTCCCCCCCATGCTCTAGTTGAGAAGTCATTGCAGTAGGCAACGAGGTCGTCCCACGGAGTAGTGCTTGTACCCGTAACTCGCAAACCCTTGCCAACTGCCATCATGTCAATCAGGAAGTTGTTGCCCTTAGCAAGCGCGGTAATGTCCAAATCAAACCAAATGTAATTGATAGCACCTAAGTCAAATGAACCACTATCTGCTACAGTACCAGGCAAAGAAGGATCAATAACAAAACACTTCCAGTCACCAGTCCAACCATTTGTTGCATCTCCAGCGGCTATCATAAAGGTGCGGAAGTCAGAACCAGCAGATGTTCCAAAGCAAACAGTTAATCCACCATTTGCGATTACCTCATGTAGATAAATGGTACTTGTCTGAAGCCATACATAAAGAAACTGCCCTTCATGTGTGCCAGCAGTATCAAAATCTAAAGTGGCGGCGAGTTGGTATTGCTGGCGCCCTGCTTTATTTGAATAGCCACCAGCAATACAACCCCCACCGACCAAATAAGCATCTTGCCCATACTCAATCGAACCCCCACCAACCTCAGACCAAACACCGCCCGCTGTATCGTTGGGATAAGCGTCACAGTTTGCAATGACTCCTAAACCCTCCCATGCAATCGTCAACGCCATTAGTCAACCTCAGCCCGAACACGAAACCTAACTTTTCTAAGATTCAGACCACGCCTTATACTCTCAAGCCTATTCATCTCCTCATAAAGCAACTTTTTGAGAACATCCAGCTCGTCCGCATGAGAGTCGTAATCTTCCCTGGTTAGTATTCCAGGCTTGGAAAACTCAATACTATATGCCACTGACACTCCTTATTAAGGTGTTGGCAACCTCATGCTACCAGGTGCAGGCACGAGGCCAAATAGCTGGAAACCGAATGTCTCCCCATTTAAGCAATCAGCAGGATTATCAGACCATGCAAACTTGGGAGTTCCGTCTGCCTCTTGACTCCTCTGTAAAACCTCACCACTTGTATCATCAATAAGTAGGGCTTGTGTACCAACCCAATATCTACCCTTACCAGGGAAAGTAACAGTGGATTGTAGTGAGGTAGTACGTTCAAATACAATGGGAGTAGCTTTGGCTGGGTCAACAAAGCTGTTCACATAGAACACCTCATACTCAACATGGGTGCCTGAGGGAAAAGGGTCTCCATCACCATCCGCGACAACAGCATCCCATTGAAACGTGCCTTGATTCGTAGGAACCCAATTAAACTGAGCAGAGGCAACACTCACCATCATCAGAACGAGTGCTATGGTTAATATTAATACCTTCTTCATTCTTCTCCTCCCCCTCCCCCCGAAGGTGACGAGTTACCTTTTAAGAAACCAATTAAGCCACCCGCCACAGTAAGTGCTATCTCCTTGCCCCCTACTTTGAGTAGGGCGAGAGCAACGATGCCTAATGCCCCCAGAACCACGACGGTCAAGAGTTCATCTGCACCATTGCCCTTTGGAAACAGCTGGAAAGTCCAGTTTGTACTCTTACTATCTCTGACAACTTCTGGTTTATCTTCAGGCATAACTCACCTCCTATTCGGGTTCATTTGTCCCTGGCGGAGGTGTTTTGAAGAAGTCCTCAGCACTAATATCCCACTTAGCCTTCAGAGTCAGCATATCAGCCTCTGTGACCTCTGTCTTGCCTTCATCCTTCAGCTCCTTCAGCCAGTCTATAATAGCAGGAGCCTCCATGAGCAGAGTCCGAGCAAACATCATAAGAAATATTTCCATGATTTAACCCTCCGCGTCTTTTGCGGCTGCCTCTTGAAGCCACTTCATTAAGTAAGGGTCAATTAGTCGGGTCATTGCCGCCCATTGAGTCTTAAATGCCAACTTAGCATCAGCGTAAGCCTTAGCGGCTGCGGCGATCTGTTCTGGAGTCACAGATGTAGGATCTAATGCCTGTAACCTTTCCAGCATAACCACCTCATTCAATTTAGCCGTCGCCAGCTGACCTGCTGCCTGTACCTGTTTGTCAATAGCAATGATCTTGTCCTTGGTTGCCTCGTCAACCAACCCCATAGTGTAGTAGCTGTCAGCGCCTCGCAAGACAGCCAATCTCACATCGGCTGCACCATCAAGGAACTGATACTGCTGTACTGTGGGTGGGCCTTTAGTGCAACCCATGACCATCATCGCCAGCATGACGATGACGACCGCCAATGCAAACCTTTTTCTCTGCATGGAACACCTCCCTTGTTGTGTTAGCCTCTGAACATACCTTGAATCTGTTTCTGTTGTTCCCTGTACCATTTTTCATACTGGTTGAAATCGACGGTATCGTCCTCATTCATACCAGCATTACTGCAAGGGTAGCGTTTCTTTCCATATTTCCTGCACAACTCATCCAACTTCATCTTCAGGTACATCTCTTTGTTGGAATAAGCGCAGAATCTTACATCCATAATTTCATTGGATTCATTCCAATGTTTCTCCAAAGCCCAGACACCACTGCCGACGCCCACTAGGCCGACAACGATGGCTATAATCACCTCTGTCTTAGTTAGCCAGTCTCTCATAATTTATTCCTCTGGCACAAACAAGGCCTGTTTCTCAGTAGACTTTTTCTTCACAGGCGTCTTGACTTTCTTAGGACTAGGCTCTGCTTCGAGTCTCTCCTGTACGCTTTCCATGTCTAGTGTTGATATTAGCTCAGGGAATTTATCGTCCTCAGACGCCTTTTGCAGTCTCATCTTACTGTAGTTAGTGACTCCCAGCCGTCTGGCGACTTCGCTAGGTGGTAGACCCAACGTGTCAACTGTGCTACCGTGCTTCACACCTAAGTAGGCTCTGGCCCTGCTTTCTGCGTCAATGACTTCGGATGTCGGGAAGTTTATCTCGATGATACGTTCGGGGCGGCGCTGTACTTTCTTAAAGATAGGCTCTTGATCCTTAAAACCTATACACTCTTTCACGCCGTATGTGTTTCTCATTTCACCCACAGCGGCTCTTAGATGGAATATGGCTCCCCAGAAGTCATACCGTAAAAATTTCTCGAAATATGCAACTTCGTCGGATATACGATCCGACATAGGTCCTCGGGAGGCTTTGATAGAAGCGAAGGTACCTTTTGAAGAACCTGTGGTGATGTCCTCTGGCTCATTGAGCCCCGAGGTAATCATCTGCATGATGTCCGTGTCGGAGTCTGAGATTCTCGGGAGGTTCGGGAATACCGCTTTTGCATCCATCCCTGGCGGTAGGACAAGCGTGGATCCTGGGGTTTTCCTAGCGGCAATCCCCGTCTTCCTTTTCTGTTCATCTGTAAGAGCAAGCCAGGCACGGAAAGCACGAGGATCTTCCATAGTAACGATCCACAGATACGCACCAGCCGACTTCTTGTGGTCAATTTCGTACTTCTTGAGGTTTTCATAATAGTTTAACCATTGTATGACAGTCCTCAAGTACCCAATGTTCCTTCGAGTCAAAAACCCTCTATCCCACCCGATCATAAACCTATAAAACCCACCAAGTGCCTTATATTTCTTAGACCTAGATGCCGAATCATTGATACGTTTTCGGTAGAATCCGTCTTGATTTTTGGCAACATTTATCAATTCTGGGTAATATGCTAGGAATATTGAGGGAATTTGGTACTTTTCCTCGTGATTTGCGCCCTCAATGCAGTACACTAGCGGCATAGTAGTCTTATTTGGGTGATAAATGATGCCATCGTCTACTTCTGAGTCGGCTATGGCACTTGGATCGAAAAAATCTACCTCAACAAAGCCATCTCTGTGTACAGTAAGCCCTAGAAAGAGTTCACCCTCGATGATTGCCCTACTAACATACTTAGGCCAAAAGGAATAAAGACGATTTCTCGGGTCTAATTCCGTATCCTCAATGATTTTTTGTATTTCTTCGATGTCGGACCAGACGCCGAACCCCCACCCTGTCAATCTACCTGCTGTATTACGAACAGCGGTGTTGAGTTGGGGGTTCTCGTGGAACTTATTCCAGCAAAGTTCCTGGGCTTCTTCTCGTTTCTCCAATACATCGAGTTTGCCCTTGAGTGGAAAACCATCTTCGTCTTTATAACCAGCGGAGTCGTCCTCGTACTGCCAAGGCATTGAGAATTGTAGGTGGGCTAGAACTTCATCGGGTATTTCCTCTAGGGCTTCCGCTAACTTAATAGGGAAGTCTGTCATACCTCCTCCTTTCCAAGTAATACCCTAATATTCCAATTATCATACAGATACAGAAAGAGGCGTGTCAAGCTATTTTACCATTTTCCTATTAACTCTTTGTTTTCAAACATCATTCCGAACATCGTCCCGACTTTCCGCTCCCTGAACTGGTCTACACCTAGTAGCTTCATTCCAAACATAGCCCAAGCAAGTGCGAACATCGAATCGTCTTGGATACCATACTTCTCCGTTTTCTCGGGACTTCCAAACCATCGGTGTTCGGGATCGTGGTCAAACATTTCTGCTTCCTCAGCAAGAATGTCTCTACTGCCGTTTCCGAAAACGGCAATAGGTGGGCTCTTAAACCGTCCCTGCAATACAGTAGTATATAACTCTGAGAAAGCCTCCTTCTGTTTGTCATAGGTAGGGAATGTGATCTCGACAGGGATATGCTGTTCTTCACACCAAGGGACCATATCCCAAAGCCCCCATCGCTCACCACACACTACGTCAGCCCCGTCAAACTCGCTGTGTAGTGTACGGATAAGGGATTTAAGATCATTTAAGGCAGAGGACTCGACATGGACAAGATGGAGAAGTATATAGATGTACTTAGGAACATCACCGTCATGGCCAAACAGGACCCCTTCTGTCCGACTCTTCGGCAGTCCCTTCGCTATACACGTTACTATTGTTCTTGCGCTGGTGCGGGCTTTCATAGGATCCGCCTTGTCTATCCCTACCCCCACGGCCCAATCCGTATCATAGAACTGCGTTAGTTCCATGAGATCATCCATCGTGGCCATACGAGGTTGCCCGTAAGCGTCCACTAACGTGTATAACCTCTCTTCCACCTTAGAAAACCTCTCCATGTACTTGTCAACCTGCTCATGCACCTCCACAAGCGCATCAGCAACTCCTCTCATGCTCAAGTCCTCTGCCTGATCTAGCAGATTGTTTTTCTTCTTCAAGACTTGGAGCATATCGTTCTGATTACTTAACTCGCCGTCCATCCCCAGATAGTTCCACGCTTCTACCATCTCAGGGGTAAAAATCTTGAGATGTCCCGCCGACCATAGATTCTGAAAGTACCTTTCAAACTCCCCAAACGGAAACTTCACTTTGTAGTCATCTAGCTGGGGCTGATCCATCTCTGGGTTCCAGTAATCCACAAAATGCCCTTTAGCACTCTTCCTATATGAGAAGTAGACATACCCTGTTTTCCCCGTCCTGTACCCGTCGAATAACTGATACAGCACATGGTCCTTAGAGGACACGGTGGAGTCTATCACACCCAAGGCGTTGGGAATGTTCCTCGTAGAGCCATCGAGCTGGACGAAGAACTTAGGGTTCTTCATGTCAAATATCTCCGAGAACGT